GTGATATTCGTACTTAATTTTAGCTATTCTTTTTCCAGCTCTATCACTGTAATCGGCTATTTCTTTATCTAAGGCTTCTTCGTCAATATCAGAAGTAGAATCATCTTCTCTCTTTGGTCTACGATCTTCTATAGGAGTATCATTAATTACCTCAACTTCTAAGCCTTCAGGTATTTCGTTGTCAATTTCCGTATGTTTGCCAAAAAATTTATCCTCTTGTGTTTGAGGAACTGTTTCTGGAATATTAGGTTCTTCGTTTATTATTTCTGTTTCACTCATGCTCTAACCACTCCTGTTGGGTCATCTACTACTGCTTCCACAGTATCGTCATTAATTAAGCGAAACTCTTGTCCATACATTTTCATGCGAGTGCCAGAGTAAGCACGAAACACAACCCAATCACCTTTTTGACACCAAGGTCCACTCGGAAATCTATTGGCATCTTTATAACACTCAGGTCCTAACTTTAAAACGTATCCACAAATATTACTTACTTCTTCGTCTTTTATAGTTTGGGTAGCTTTAACAATACCACCATCAGTTTTCTCATCTGCTTTTGGCATAGCTATTAAAATTTTCCAACCTTTAGGTTCAGGTAATTGACTTTTAACATCTATATCAACTTTAGGTGTTTCTACACTTTCTGGTTCTGGTATTTTTACTTCAGCTTTACTCATATTTTTGCACGACTTTAAGGAGTCGAGTTCCTATTCTGTGAGAACTCTTTCTACATAATCTAAAAGTTCTCGCTCTGCAAGGGCTAAACCCTCGATAATACCTACCATTCTTTTATATTCCTCGAAATTTTTAATATTTCCAGTTGCCAAATGGTCTGTATGTTCATTCATCATACCACGCAGCTTCAATTTCATATGCTCTGAAAGTGATAGCTGTGTGATATCATTACTCATTCTTAGTGATATCTTTAGCTAAATCTATTCCAATGTCAAGTCCTAACTTGTAATCTTCTCTTTCTTGTTTCTTATTTTCTTGTTCGTTTTCTAGCAAATCGCTTGCAATTTCTTGACCCAATTTCATTCCAGCTAATTCATTTTGAGACTTCAATCTTTGTTTTTCCAGTTCATCTCTACTAGCTGCCTTTATTGCATCAAGCTGTAATCTGCCTTGATCTTCAGCAGCCTTACGTTGAACTTCAGCCTCTTTAACAGCAACCTCTCTTTCTTTCATTTGAATAAGTGGGTCTTTCTGTTGTTCTTCTATCCTTTCTTGTTCAGCTCTTTGTTGCGATGTTCCTGCTACTCTTCGTGCTGCTTCTGCTACGAGTGATGAAATACGTTTTTCAACATCTGCTGGTAAAGGTTCACCTTCAGGTGGAAGCTCTATACCCATTTCTTGTTCAACTTGTTTTCTAAATAACATTGTTAGATGTTGATTAACATAGTCGGATGCTGCTGCAAGTATTATTGGTGCTTTAGGACTCTGTTCAACAATCTGCATTATTTCAGGATTTTGTTGAGTTGAAAGTAAGGTCTCTATGTGTGCTTCATGGTCTTGCTCTATAAATGCTTTAACAGGTTTTCCATTGATTAAATTTTGTACTGCTGTAATAGGATCAACAGGTTTAATATCATTTCCGTCAGGCACAATAGAATCCACATCTTCTATACCCAATACCTCTAACATCTGTCTATGTAATTCTGGTAAGTTATACATTTCAGGAGATGATTGTGCTAATTGCATAGCAGCTTGATATTGCATTATCCTTTGAGCCATAGTTGCTGCATTCGGGTCTGATACAGGCAATATATCTACTCTATTATCAAAATCAGAAACTTTTATAAACTCTTCTTCATCCATTTCATAAGGATATGCAGGCTCAGTAAAGTCTTTAACTATACCAACTAAGATATCAAATTCTTTTCTCATAGAAGCATGAAGTCTTGCTTGTACTGCACTCATAACCTTTTGATTTCGTTCAAGTAATGCAAGTGTAGTACCTACAGGAGCCTGATTATTCATATCAGATATCTTCATATCAGATATGCTAGCAAAACGCCTACCTTCCTCTACTATGTTCTGTAATAGCTGATAAAGAGTTCCTGATGGTTCTTTGTATGGTAAGAAAGTTATATTATCTCGAATAGCACCACCTGGCACATCAACATCTCTAAACTCTCCAGGCATTATTGGGGTATCATCGCCTTTTATACGCAAGCCTCTTGCTTTCAAACCACCAGGAAG